TAGAAGAAGTATTAGCACAACTTAATCCTAAATTACGCAAAAGCATAATGTCTGGAGATTCAGTTCCAGCAACAGAATATGCAGCAACACCTAGCACTGGTCTTAATAGGGCTTTAAACGGTGGTTTGCCGTATGGTAGACAAGTTCTTATGTGGGGATCTAAGTCTTCTGCTAAGTCTTCTTTATGCCTTCAGACAGTTGCTTTAGCACAACAAGAAGGAAAGATTTGTGCTTGGATTGATGCTGAAATGTCATATGATAAAGAGTGGTCACAAAAACTTGGCGTAGACACATCTAAGTTAATTGTTTCAAAGGCTAGAACAATTAATGAAATGGTTGATGTAGGTGTGCAACTAATGGAGGCTGGAGTTGATTTAATTGTAGTTGACTCAATTACTTCATTATTACCAGCAATATATTTTGAAAAAGATACAGAAGAACTAAAACAATTAGAAAATACTAAACAAATTGGTGCAGAATCTCGTGACTTTAGTAATGCGTGGAAGATGATTAATTATGCAAACAATAAGGTTAAGCCAACTTTATTTATTCTTATTTCACAATCAAGAAATAATATTAATGCAATGTATACCAGCCAACAACCAACTGGTGGTCAGGCAACAAAGTTTTATTCATCAACTGTTGTTAAACTATTTTCATCAGAATCAGATAATCAAGCATTGAAGGGAAAGATACATGTCGGAGACAAACTCATTGAAGAAAAGGTTGGTCGTAAAGTTAGGTGGGAGTTACAGTTTTCAAAAACTTCTCCATCCTTCCAATCTGGTGAGTATGATTTTTATTTTAGAGGTGATGATCTTGGTATTGATTCCATCGCTGATTTGGTTGATACAGCAGAAAGTATAGGAATAATCAATAGAACTGGTGCTTGGTATCAACTTGACGATGGTACAAAGATTCAGGGTAGAGATACATTTGTAAGCAGAGTAAGAGAAGATTTAGACTTACAAAATATGATAAAGAATAAAGTGAGTAATGTCTGAAAAGTTTAAAACTTATACTGGCAAATTTGCATGTCAAAAGTGTAGTGAGGTTGTAGATGTTTGTAGACTTTGGCTTGAAACAAAAGACGTAACTTGGCTGTGTACTAAAAAACATATGTCTAAAGTAAATCTACTTCCTAAAACAAAAAGGGATTATCAAAATGAGTGAGCGTTCTGAGTCTAAAAGATTGGGTGCTATACAACATAAAAACTCTGGTAGAAATACTAAAAAAGGAGATGCATCTTGGAATGGTTTTACTGTAGATTTTAAGGAAAGTGCAAAATCATTTACTTTGAATGCTTCTGTTTGGGCAAAAGTAGTAACAGATGCAATTAAGAATAATAGTGATCCAGCACTTGTTATTGTTCTTGGAGAAGGAAATAAAAAGATTAGGCTTGCTATAATTGAGGTAGATGTTTTAGAACAATATATGGATGGAGAATAATGGAAAAAACAACACTAGAAATGATTAATGGTTTGTCTGAAATATCAGAATATATGGAAGATGAAGATCTTACAACTGCACTTACTATGATTGCTAAACTTATTATTAAGCCAGATATTCCAATTCAGGTAGCAACATTAGAAATTGTCAGGCTTCAGGCTATTGCTGCTAAATTATCATTAAAAGCAACTTGGATGGCAAATGTTGACAAAAACAACAGGGCAAAGAAAAACATTTACTATACTGCAGCAGAATCAGTAAACAGTTTAGTATCAGCACTAAAATATATTACGAAATAGTGTATACTTATATAAACAAAGGAATATAATGACTAAGAGTTTACTACAGCAAGTAATGGTTAGACCAGCAAAACCAGAAAATGATATAGATGTGAATGCAGTTATTCAACAAATACAGTCTGGCTATATGGTTGGACAAGATCCAAAACATCAAAAGAAAAAAACATTTGCGCCATCGGGCTTAATTTATGGACATGGAGAATGTCCTAGATATTGGTATCACGCATTTGATGGTGTTGTTTTTGAAAGCACAAACACTCCATTTTCAGTGGCAAATATGTCTAATGGGTCTCTTTCTCACGGCAGAATTCAAGATGCACTACTAAAGTCTGGGATTGCTAAAAAGTTTGTAGATGAAGATGGTAAAGACACAACAGAGTTTAAAATTATTAGCAACGACCCTCCCATTTATGGCTGGGCAGATGGAATGATTGACTGGAATAACGAAGAGTTTGTTATTGAAATTAAAACTGTAAGCAATGAAGGTTTTGAATATATTAAAAAAACAAACAAAGCAAAGACATATCATATTGCACAGTTGTTGATTTATATGAAGATATTGAAGATGTCTAATGGTTTAATGATCTATGAGAATAAAAATAATTATGAGTTATTTATAGTTCCAATTAGTGTTAATGACCACTATAGAAAATGGATTGATACTACATTTGATTGGATGAAAACCGTAAAGCAAGCATGGCAAGATAGGCAGTTACCACAAAAAAATTATAGATCAAATTCTAAGATTTGCAAAGGATGCCCAATACAAAAGGCATGCGCCCTGTCAGAACCAGGGGTAATTAAAATTGGTTCGCTGGAGCAATTGAGTGAAGCCATGTGAGTGGTGCGAGAATGAATTTTCTCCTGCCGTAAGTTATCAAATTTATTGTAGTTCAGAATGTCGGGTTGAAGCGACAAAAATTAAAATTGCAGAAAAGCAAGCAATTAATAAACGCAAAAAAAGATATGGCAAAGATCGTAAATGTGCAAGAGGATGTGGAACCGTTCTTTCAGCATATAACGACTCTAACTATTGTGAAAACTGCTCTGTAGATAATAAAAAGGTTGCTAAAGCATTAAAAGAGTTGAAAGGGTTAATAGACTATGATGACTTACGTTAGACCAGAAAAATTTGTTGCTATTGATGCAAGTACTAATAGTTTGGCATTTGCCCTTTTTGAGTTTGGTAATTTAAAAATGATTGGAAAGATTAATTTTGAAGGAAAAGATATTTATCAAAAATGTATTGATGCATCAAAAAAGGTACAATCGTTTTTAAAAGATAAGTCATTTACTAATACTGATTCTATAATTATTGAACATACTGTATTTATCAATAGTCCAAAAACTGCAGCAGATCTTGCACTGGTTCAAGGCGCTATTATTGGAGCAGCAGGAGTTTCTGGGGTGCTTAATGTAGCAAAGGTATCCCCAATAACTTGGCAAAATTATATTGGAAATAAAGCATTATCTAAAGAAGAAAAACTTGTTATTAGATCAAAAAATCCAGGCAAATCAGATGCGTGGTATAAATCTTATGAGCGTAATATAAGAAAAGAAAGAACTATAAAGTTTATTGAAATCAACTATGATAAGATTATAGATGACAATGATGTGGCAGATGCTTGTGGCATAGGGCATTGGGGTTTAAATAATTGGTCAAAAGGAATGGGAGTTGACATTTAATCGCTATGGGTGCTAAACTATATACTAATGAGGTCTGGTTGCGTAAAAGATATGTTCTTGATAAAAAGTCAGTGCCAGATATTGCAAAAGAATGTGAAACAAGTTCAGAAACTATTTATGTGTACCTCGCAAAATTTGGACTAAGGAAGTCAAAACGATGAGTGATAATCTTAAGATTACAGTAGACCAAGTAAATCATCCTGAGCATTACACGTCAGACCCATCTGGTGTTGAGTGTATTCAAATTACCCGCCATAGAAATTTTAATATTGGAAATGCATTTAAATATTTGTGGAGAGCAGGACTAAAAGATGAGTATAGACATGTTGAAGATTTAAAGAAGGCTATCTTTTATATACAAGATGAAATTAATAGAGTTGAAGGAAAAAATGTCTAAAGATATTGAAATAATAGAACATCTAGATGAAATTAATAAGGTTGTTGAAGAATATTTAAAAGGTAGCGATCCAACAAAAATTTCTAAAGATTTAAGTATTCCAAGAACTCGTGTTGTTGCACATTTAAATGAATGGAAAGTTATGGTATCTGCAAATGATGCCATTCGTTCTAGGGCTAAAGAAGCACTTGCTGCAGCAGATGCACATTATGGAAAACTTATTGCAAAGGCATATGAAGTTATTGATGAAGCAACAATGAACAATAATTTAGGAGCAAAAACTGCTGGAATTAAACTAGTCCTAGATATTGAAGCAAAAAGAATTGAGATGTTGCAAAAAGCAGGATTGCTTGAAAATAAAGAACTTGCAGAAGAAGTAGTTGAAATTGAAAGAAGACAAGAAGTTCTTGTTAATATATTAAAAGATATTGCAAAAGATCATCCACAGGTTCGTGATTTAATTATGCAAAGGCTGTCTGATATATCAAAATCAGACGAGGTGATTACAATTGTCCACGATGTTCAATGATTTTTTAGAGGCGTTACAAGATAGCCCTTTTGAAGAAACTCCAGTAGATGCAAAAACATTTGTTGAGTCGTCAGACTATCTTGGACAACCACCATTGTCAGATACACAATATGAAATTGTAGAGGCAATGAGTCAAATATATAAAAAGGCAGACCTTGAATTATTAATGGGGGATGTCGAAGGATCAAGATATTATGACAAATACACTAAGAACGAAATTATTTTACAACTTGGTAAGGGTAGTGGCAAGGACTTTACTTCAACTGTTGCTTGTGCCTATATTGTTTATAAGTTACTATGTCTTAAAGATCCCGCTAGGTATTTTGGCAAACCTCCTGGTGATGCAATTGACCTTATTAACGTTGCTATCAACGCCCAACAAGCAAAAAACGTCTTCTTCAAAGGATTCAAAACAAAAATAGAAAGGTCTCCTTGGTTTGCAGGAAAATATAATGCCAAAGTAGATTC